TACTTCAAATTATGCATCTGGAAGTGAGGCAGGTGGTATAGTATTTGCCCAATCATATACTACACAAGATCAAGCTGTTTCAAATTTAAAAAATTTGTTGTTAACACGTAAAGGTGAACGATATATGCAACCTAATTTTGGTACTAATATTTATGATACTCTTTTTCAAAATAATGTTGATGATTTGCGATTAACTCTTAAAGATAGTTTAATAGAAGATATTGAATATTGGTTACCGTATATCAATGTAAACGATGTTGTTATATCTAGTAGTACTGATATGCATACATTATCAATTATGTTAAAATTTACAATAACCAATATTGGTTCGGAAATGGTAATTAATATATTAGCATCAGAGAATAATTTTACTGTATCAGATGCAACTCTATCATCGGAATTACAACAAATTAGTAGAGTATATTAAGGAAAGGTTAACTCATGAGTGATTTAATTAAAAAGGATGTGAAATATTTAAATAAAGATTTTGCTCAGTTCAGACAAAATTTAATAAACTTTGCAAAAAATTATTTTCCGGATACGTATCAAGATTTTAACGAATCTTCTCCTGGTATGATGTTTATAGAGATGGCATCGTATGTTGGTGATGTATTATCATACTATACAGATACATCTTTCCGCGAATCATTATTAAATTCAGCACAAGAAGATTCTAATGTATTAGCTTTATCTCATCTTTTTGGATATAAACCAAAATTAAATTCGCCGGCGACATCTAAATTAGATGTATTTCAATTAGTGATTGCATCTGGCTCCGGAGATAATGCGGCGCCTGATATGTCATATGCCTTATCAATTGATTCAAATATGGAATTAGAAAGTGAAGAAGGTGTAAAATTTAGAACAGTCCAACCAATTGATTTTAATGATGACCCAGAAATTTCTGTATATGAAATTGATGGAGATAAAAATGTTGCTCGATATCTTTTAAAAAAACAAGTTAGTGTTGAATCTGGTGAAATAAAACAATTAGAATTTTCATTTGATGATCCTAAACCATATGATCGAATAACATTACCAGATACGAATGTAATTGATATTGTAAGTATAATAGATTCTGCAGGTAATAATTGGCATAACGTTGATTATTTAGCACAAGATACTATCTTTGAAGATATTGCAAATATACCATTTAATGATCCGACTTTATCTAAATTTAGATCTACTGTACCTTATATCTTAAAACTACGTAAAACGCCTAGAAGATTTATTACTCGGTTACGTGATGATAATCGTTTAGAGATACAATTTGGGTCCGGTATTTCTTCTGATTTAGATGAAGAAATTATCCCTAATCCAAAAAATGTTGGAATGGGATTAGAATACCTTAAGAGGACAACAACTGATTCAATTGATCCTACTAATTTTTTATATACTAGTACATATGGTATAGCTCCTTCGAATACTACATTGACAGTACGTTATACTATAGGAGGAGCTGTTACAGATAATGTAGGAGTTAATTCAATAACAAAGATAAATTCTATATCATATTTAAATGAAACAAATATAGTAGATTTATCAGATTCAAAACAATCAGTCGCTGTTACAAATTCAGAGCCGGCAACTGGTGGGAAATCTAAAGATAATATTGAAAGTATTCGTCAAAATGCCATGGCAGCATTTGCAGCTCAAAATAGAGCAATTACTAGAGAAGATTATATTGCAAGAGTATATGCCATGCCGTCACGATATGGATCAGTTGCTAAGGCCTATATTGTAGGTGATACTCAAATTAACGTATCAGATCAAACGTATCCATCTGATATAATTGATAATCCATATGCATTAAATTTATATTTGTTAGCATATAATACTTCTGGGCAGTTTGTTGAATCAAATCAAGCTCTTAAAGAGAATATAAGAACTTATATATCACAATATCGTATGTTAACAGATGCTATAAACTGTAAAACAGCGTTTATAATTAATCTAGCTGTTGATTTTGAAATTATTACGCGTCCTAATTTTAATAGTAATGAGGTAATACTTGCATGTATTGCAAAATTAAAAACATTGTTATCAAACGAAAGAATGCAAATAAATGGACCAATTGATATTTCTAGTCTAATTTCATCACTTGATAAAGTTAATGGTGTACAAAGCGTTGTAGATTTTGATTTTACAAATAAAGTAGGTGGTGTATATTCTTCAAATATTTATGATGTAAAATCGGCTATTAAAAATAATATTTTATATCCTTCTTTAGATCCTTGTATATTTGAAATAAAATATCCAAATGATGATATAAAAGGAAGGGTGATTAAACCTTAAGGAGATTAAATGTATAGAATATTTTATGCAGAAAAAGATGCAACTTTATATGAACGGTATCCAGAACAAAATTCTGGTATTGACCAAATTTTAGAATTAACAAAAAATGCGTCTGGTTCTAAAATTGAAGGTAAGATTCGTAACAAGACATATAATTCTAGAATATTAATCAATTTTGGTTCGGAGATTACTAGTTTAACTACAGCTGTTACTAATGGAAAAATTCCACCGATTGGTACTGGTAATACATCTGCATCCGTGTATTTATCTTTAAAATCGTCAGATGCTTCTGATTTATTACAAACATATAATTTACAAGCATTTCCAATATCACAATCATGGGAAAATGGAAATGGTTATAAAAATGACACTCCGGAAACGACAAATGGGGTATCATGGTATTATCGAAACTCAAAAGATCAAGCAACATATTGGGAAACGGGGTCTGTTCAATATAATTGGCAACCATCGGCTACTGAAAAGGAATTAGGTGGCGGTACATGGATTACCGGTTCATTATATGAAGCATCACAATCATTTGAAAATCAGATACCTGATATACGTATGGATGTAACTGATATAGTAAATAAATGGGTTAATGGTAATATTTCTAATCATGGATTTATAATTAAACGTACACAAGAAGATGAATTATCTGGAGATGTATTAGGATCAATCAAATTTTTTGGTAGAGAATCTCATACTATATTTGTACCTAGATTAGAAGTAATATGGAACAATACGTTATTTGCAAATACATCTTCTGCTCAAATTGAATCTGATTCATATATTCCGTATTTTAAAAATATAAAATCAGAATATAAAACATCAGAAATAGCAAAATTTAGAATAGGAGTACGTCCGGAATTTCCATCAAAAACATATGTAACATCTTCATATTATTTAACCGGAGAACGATTACCTACATCATCGTTTTATAGAATTTTAGATACTGAGACTAAAGAAACTATTATTTCATATGATACGTTAGGAACTAAAATTGATTGTGATGTAAATGGTAGTTTCTTTAAATTAAGAATGGATTCATTCATGCCGGACCGGTATTATCAAATAGAATTAAAAATTGAAAGAGATGGTGGTGATGATATACAAGTATTTGATGATTTTTATTTTAAGGTTGTTAACTAATGATAGACCGATCAAAATATAGAGAATATAAATTAGCACAGACTCGTATACAAGGGAAGTTAGATTCAGAGTTTGAATTTTTTGATATCACATCAGCAACTGTTGATATAAGTACAGACGAATTTATATCAGATGTAAAATTATCTGGGGATTTTCATGATGCGTTAATTAATAATGAAATTCAAATTGCTTTAAAGTCTGGAAATATAGAGCCTATACTAATTCCTGATTATGAAACATTAGAAGTAATGTTAGTGGAGCGAGGATTAACGTATAATGCGATACAAGTTCAGACAAATATAGATGAATTTATATATGATAATTTAGAAACATTATCTAGTCGACGTTTAGAATATACCAATGTCATTAGATTTGAGAGTGGATATCGTCCAGCATTTCCATTCTTCAGAGATCCAGGAGATTATATCGATGGTAATGATTATGATGAACAAGTATATCAAAAACAAACATATTTAGAAAAACTTCGTGCACGATTTGAAGGCGAAATGATTGTATTAAATGATTTTAATGCTGATATTATAGTAGAATCGGTTAGGATGATGATTTATGGTGAATGGAGATCCATTTCATATGCAACTAGACAGAATGGTCGACCTTTCCCAGAAATAAATACATTTGAATATTATAATCATATTAATGGTTTAGGATTAGATTATGATGCCACAGCAGATTGGTATGATGATGATTCAATACTAAATGTAATGATTGATGAAGGAGTGATTACTAATTTACAAGATGATGGTTTAGGTTCGCCAGTCTGGAACGATTTTAATCATTATGAGTATAATGAAGGCGGATTACTTGGATCAGATAATAAAGATTATGTAAAACAAACGAGATATTTAAGATATATCGATGAAACAAATAATGAAGTATTTAATTTAGAATATATGCAACCATATGAACCAGAAGGTTCTGAATTATATTATAACGAGTATGCACCATGGCAAGAAATATCATAAATAACATAGAAGATGTTTTAATTAAAGATGGCATAGTTGAATGTCATTATTATACGCCGGGAGATTCCCCTCGGTATATTGTAGGTGGTGTTATTGAAAATCATTTATTTGATACATCAACACTTCTTGTAAATCATAATGCAGTTTTAGATTCCTTTAATATTCGTCGTGGAAAATTTAATGTTAGTATAAACATATATAATCCAATAGTAGGATCTGCAGATTTTCCAATGGTATTCCTTAAAGAGATATCTCCAGATCGTCGTGAATTAAAACTTGAACATGTAGTAGTTGATGATCCTGAAAATCATGACGGGATGTTACAAGAGTTTGTTGATAATTTAACCGTTGATACAGAACCTGTATTAAATTTTGGTGATAATCAACTTGTAAAAATTATTAATCAAATAGTAATTGATGATGAATTAATAATACGATTATTAGAACCGTTACCAGCAGATATTGAAGAAGGTCAATCAGCTTGGATTGTTGATGAAATTGCAGATTCATTTGATGATACTATAATTATAAGTTTAACAGATGATACTTCTAATTTATATACAGAACTACTCGGTCCAAACTTTAATATTGAAACATCATATGGTACTATCACAGAAACAGATTTTGAATCATGGAATTCATTATTAAATGCAAATACTGCTACATCTCAAGATATAATTGATAGAATGTTTTCTGGATCTTTATCGGGTGTAAAATTAGGGGTAGATTATTCTGGTCTTAATAATTTTATACAGTTTTCATCTGCCAAAGAACGTGTTGCAAATTTTAAATATAAATTAGAATTAATTGAATATTATGATAATCGTGTTAGTATATTAAACGATACTTCGGGATCAGATATTTCCGCGTTACAAAATAATGTATCTATAAATACTAATAAAAAAAATGATGTTATAGGTTCATTTGATGGTTTTGAAAGATGGTTATATTCTGAACCAACAACTAGTT